AAATAATGATATCTCTAGTAAAAATTTACAATGAAATTGATTCTCCTTTATCTTCCAAAGAAGAGAAAGTAGCGAAGAAACTTAAACCCGCATTACAAAAAATGATTCAACAATATGGAAAAGAGAAAGGAAAGGAATTTTTTTATGGTATGATTCGTAACAAAGCAAAACGAAAATAATGATACACTTTACCGTAGAACAAATGTTGACTTATTTAGGCCCTGGAATCGGATCGGGGGTGACGCTTCTTATCGGTCATTATCTTAAAATAAGAAGAATTAAATTATATAAGAAACAACAAGACCCTGTAGCTGAATGTGTCAAGAATAATATTTTAGTAGAACACAAGCTTGATGAAATATTAAAAGAATATCAAGCTGATAGAGTTTATCTTTTACAATTTCATAATGGAGGAAACTTTTATCCATCTGGAAGATCAGTATTAAAGTTCTCAGTTTTTTATGAAAAAACTATGACTGGTATACCATCAGTCAGAGAAAAGTATCAAAATATTCCTGTAAGTATTTTTGGTAAATTCTTTAATTATCTATCCGAAAATAGCATTACATATTACCAGGACATTAAGAAAGCTACCGTAGATGATTTTGATATACGAGGATTTAGCAGAGACACAGATGCCAAAAGCTCTTATTGTGCAGCTTTAAAGACCATAGACGATAAATTTATGGGAGTTCTTATAGTTCATTATATCAAGAAAAAGAAAGCATTATCGGAGACTGAAATAAAAGAAATATTATTAAGTGCAACTATGATCGGATCTACTATTTCAAATCAAGCCAAATGATAAAACTAATCGATCTATTGTCAGAACAATATGGTGGAGAAGATTATTCTCTTCCTTCAGATCATAAAGCTGCTATAAAAGTTCCAAAAGGCGGAGCTTGTTGCGCCAATTGCAAATATTGGGATAATGATGAAGCTGCCTGTGAGAATAAATATTTTTATAAATGGGCTCAGACAGATCAAATACCTGTATCACCAGATGAATATTGTAGTGACTGGTGGACACCTATTAGTAATATAAATGAAGCTTCTTTATCTACTGACGCAAATAAAAGTGAAAAGGCCAAGACTTATATACAACAAATAAAATCTTTAATAGAAAAATATTCATCTGATAATAAACAAATAAAAGTAAAAGGTATAGGTAATTTAAGTTATATCGAATTAAATTTTGGTGATTTTACAGTGAATATATTGCCAACTGATAAAGGTAGTACAAAAGCTCAATTTAAACCGGCTGTTAAAGGCGGAATGCCTTCTATAGATGTATATGGAGCTAGGATAAAAAAAGATCCAAAATTACAAGTTTCATTTGATGAAAAGGATTTATATCACGAATTAATACATTTATTGGATTTCGATAAAATAAAGACGGATCCAAATGATATAGATAAATCATATCAAAAACAACGACAAAAACATGGTTATTCAGGATATATAAATAACCCATTAGAAGTTAACGCTCACTTTTTTGAATATTTTATGCCAGATGTAATCAAATATATTGAAAAAGAAAAAGATATTCCAGATACTTTTGACGAATTCAAAAGAGGTCTTCTTTCTAATCCAAAAGCAAAGGAATTTATCGAAGATTTGAATGATAAAAATCGTAAGAAAGTGATGAAACGTCTTGGTACTTATTACAATGATATATTAAAGAATCCAAACTTCAAGATAGAAAAAGGTAATAATATTGATTCACAACAACTTAAAAAAGCTACAAATGGCTTTGTATCCAAGTTAAAATCAATTCTAAGGATAAAATAACCATATTTATATATACAAAAATCATTATTATGGACAAGAATATTTCGTTTTCTCAAGCATTTCATTATGTAACCTCTACATCACAATTTTGGTGGGGATTAGGTATTACATTGATAATACTTAGCATATTATGGGCCATTGTATTTAAAGTGGGTCAAAAAAGAGATGTCGATAAATACAAAATTATATTAGCGTTTGTGACACTAGCATCATTAGGAATTGCAATTTTTGGAAGATCTCTAATGGTACGAGAGAATACATCTGTAGAAGCTGCCGCTAGAGGTAATTATATAGGTTGGTAACAATGAATCATTATATGATCTATATTATTGAGGTTATCCTGGTTGTATACAATATTGTGACAGCCAGGATAAACTCTAATATGGAAAAGAAAGATTTGGCTAATCATACATCGGGTAGTATAAAACATGGATGGTGGGGATTGGTTTATATAATTCTAACCGGAATTGGTTCATGGTTAATGTCATGGAATCTATTTTTAATTGGTTGCTCTTTCTTACTAAGAAAGATATCATTTGATATTTCATATAATCTCTTTCAACAAAGAGATTCATTTTTTGTCAGTAAAGATCCAAAGAGCATCGTAGACAAAGTTTATAATTTCTTGTTTCAATATAACGCAAAATTATATCAATCAGTTAATTTAATAATATTGGGGGTTCTTCATATATGGCTATAAAATTATTAGGAATACTAAAAGATATATTGAAAGAAGAATATGATGCATCGTCTAATGTTAGCGATGCATTAAATCGTTTTAAGGTACTTAAATTGGTTCTCCAAGATCTTTTGACAGCTAAAGCTCAGGATGAATATAGCCGAGAGGATGATCTGGAAAAGCTTATATCCGATATAGAAGTAATAGTATTCAAACCTACTACATTTCAGATTACATTTAAGAATGGGTCTAAAATGAATTTGAAATATGATCCTACACCGAGAGAACTTCAAAATAGTAAGGAATACAAAGCGAGAGATTTCTTTCAATGCCAGATAATGGGAAAGAAATATAATCTTGGAAACCGTTCTGAATATCTACAGGCATTAGATTACATAGGAAAAGCTTTGAGTGAAAAGCCAATAGGATCTACCAACAATCAGACGGATAATTCAACAGACCAGGAACTTCCTGATGAAGAACCAGAAACAAACGACGAAGATAATGGAGAAGACGAAGAAGGATAATGATTTAGTTCCATGGCTTATATCCATTACAGAGTATATGGAAAATAATGGTTTAAAAGTAAGACCGGCCCCAAAAGTGATATTATCGAAAGACAAGTCTTTTGTTAATGATGTATTTGGAAAGACAGCCTGGTATGAACCTACTAATAAATCAATTACTCTTATTACCGAAGGTCGTCATCCTAAAGATATTTTAAGATCATATGCTCACGAATTAGTGCATCATAGTCAAAATCTTCGTGGTGATATGCAGGAATCTAATGTAGATGATCTAAAGGATCCTAATTATACCCAAAATAACAAGCATCTAAGAAAATTAGAAGCGGAAGCCTATCTTTCAGGAAACCTTAATTTTCGCGATTGGGAAGATAAGCAAAAGAACAAAAAATAATGTTATGAAAATCTTCCTCACCTGGCTAAAAGGAGTTTTCTCCAATGGTCAGAATATATCACTATTTATTATTATAGGTCTAGTAGCTTATATCCTATATTCAAGAAAGCAAGATAGTTCTACAATTACTGATAACGTAAAACAAATACAAATATTACAAGTTCGAGTAGATAGTCTGAAAAAGAAAATTATAGGTCTTAATCCAAAATTAGATAGTACTAATAGAGCCATAGATACAGTCAAGACTAAAATCCGTTATAATGAAACTAGACTTCAAGATATACAGAAATCTGCAAAAAAAAGTGATTCTATTCTTAATACTTATTCTTCTGATGAACTTCAGAAGTATTTCACAGACTATTGATAAACCGGTTACTATTCCATCTTCAAAAGCTATGCGTATAGCAAAGGATTTGGAATTTTTGAAGTATTTGAAACAACAGGATAGTATCAATATTAGTACTATAGCCCTACAGAAAAAGCAGATAGATTTAGATAGTATAAAAATTAATATTCTTGATGAGAAGCTATCACTTCAATCTCAAATCATAAATGGATTGAATGATAAATCTTCTTTACAGCAAACGGTATCCAACGAATATAAATCCCAGGCAAAGACCATGAGATGGGAACGAAATGGAGCAATTTTAATTGCTGTAGGTCTAATAGTAAAATTGATTATTAAATAATGCCAGCTAAGAAAGATATATCTCAACTGGGTACCAAAGAACTTATAGCTCTTGAATATACAAGATGTGAAACTGATCCTGTTTATTTTATAAACAAATATGTTTATATTCAGGCTGAAGAAGGCAGAATGCTTTTTTCAACATTCGATTTCCAGACCAAATTAGTTAATCTATTCAAGACTGACAAATATAAAAGAATATCTATTCTTAAATCCCGTCAGATTGGAATAACAACGGTGTGTGCTGCATATGCTCTGTGGTATATATTATTCCACAGAGATAAGAAAATAATGTGTCTTGCTCCTACTCAAGAAAAGGCTAAGATTATATTAGATAAAGTTCAATTTGCTTATGATGAATTACCTTCATGGTTAAAACGTAAATTCCCTTACACTAAAAATAATGAATTGTATTTAGTATTGGAGAACGGTTCTTCAATACAAGCTGCATCCGGTGATTCAAAATCTGCCCGCGGTTTTACTGCCCATATATTATTTTTAGATGAAGCTGCTTATATTGATAATGCTGAAGAATTATGGGGTGGTGCTCAATCTACATTGGATACCACAGATGGTATGGCTGTTATACTTTCTACACCTAATGGTGTTGGAGGTTGGTTTTATAAAAAACATACAGAAGCTAGAGAAAAAACACCTCGAGATGAATATGAGAGAAAGAAAATGTTCGTTCCTGTAGAATTACCATGGACAGTTCATCCAAAGAGAGACCAGCGTTGGAGAGATCATCAGACAGATGAATTAGGAGAACGTCTTGCAAGACAGGAGTGTGATTGTAATTTTGCAGCATCTGGTGACACAGTTATTTCACCAGAGGTGATTGAATGGTATGACAAAACTCATAAACGCCCTCCAATAGAAATGAGAGGACCTCTCTCAAATATATGGATATTTAAGTATCCAGAACCTGGAAGAAGTTATGCTTTAATATGTGACGTTGCTAGAGGAGATGGAACTGATTACTCTACTATAGATGTATATGATATACACTCTTGTGAACAGGTAGCTGAATATAAAGGACAACCCGATACTGATGATTTCCCCAGTATTATTCTTCAATTAGGATATGAATACAACGAAGGACTCGTTGTTATCGAACGCGAAAGTATTGGATGGGCAGTTGTAAAAGATGCAGTTTCAGCTAAATATCTCAATTTATATTATTCTCCAAAAGAAGGTATGGTAATGGACGCTGAAACTTATTTACAACGTAATTATGATAATGATACCTCCAAAATGGTTCCAGGCTTCTCTACCAATGTTAAATTCAGACCATTAGTTATCAATTCATTTATACAAATGGTTGAAAAGAAAGTGTTGATAGTTCATTCTGAAAGATCTATAAACGAATGGAGAACTTTTATTTGGTTCCCGAATGGTAAAGCCAAGGCTCAGAAAGGATCCAATGACGATTTAACTGTAATCAAAGGTATTTTTGGATTCTTACGTGATACGGCTATCCGATTCAGTATGGAAGGGAAAAAGGCCACAGCTGCAATGCTAGATAATATCGTAATGAGAAGAGGATCAATGAATAATACGATACAACCTAGCACTATAATAGGCAATGAATACAAAAGACCTACCGATGATCCACAACCCCGAATTATCAAACCAAAAGTCGATCCTTTCAAATTTAAGGTAGGAAATCGAGAAGAAGATTGTTCCTGGTTGATTTGACATTGGTTTTTAAATATTTATATACGTATAAAGATATATAATACATGGCAATAGAGAACTTGGTTACAACATTGGTCACATTAGATCATGTTGTAGAGAAGAGAAAAAACAGACAATGGGATTTATTTGGAAAAATAAAATTATTAATTAATGCCTGACCGTTCACTTTTTCCTCGGTTAAAACGCCTCTTCAGCACCGATATAATTATACGAAATGTAGGTGGGAAAAATCTACATGTAATAGATATAGACAAGATACAATCTTTCGGTTTAGTACAAAGTAATTCACTAATCGATAGATTTACTCGTTTGCACAAAGCAGGTGCTAGGATGCAATACAATCCTACTCTCAACTATCAAACGCTTCGTTTACAACTCTATTCTGATTATGAAGCGATGGATACCGATCCAATCGTTGCCGCTTGTTTGGATATTATATCCGGAGATGCTACTGGTAAGAGTGAAACAGGAGAAATGCTTTCTATTAAGAGCTCCAATGAAAATATCCAGGCAATTCTTTATAATCTTTTCTATGACGTTTTAAATATAAAATTTAATCTTCCTATGTGGATAAGATCTCTGTGTAAATACGGGGATTTTTATCTTAAGCTACAGATCGCGGAGAAATTCGGTGTTTATAATGTAAATCCTTTTTCTGTATATGATATCATCAGAGAAGAAGGTAAGGATCCAGGTAATCCCGCTTATGTGTGTTTTAGAGTTGATCCTGTAGCCTTGGCAGGTGGTAATGCTGGAATGTATGATAAAGAGAAGTATGAGAACTATGAAGTAGCTCACTTCAGGTTATTATCTGATCCTAATATGCTTCCTTATGGACGAAGCTACCTGGAACCTGCAAGGAAGCTATTCAAGCAAATGGTTCTTTTAGAAGATGCAGTTCTTCTTCATCGTATTACAAGATCATCAGATAAACGCATATTTTATGTAAATGTAGGTAATATTCCTCCAAATGAAGTAGATAATGCTATGCAGAAGGTTATTCAATCGATGCGTAGAACTCCTTATGTTGATGAAAATACCGGTGATTATAATCTAAAATTCAATGTTCAAAACATGATTGAAGATTATTTCATACCAGTAAGAGGTAATGATGTCAGTACTAAAATAGATACCGCTCCTGGACTTCAGTATAGCGGTATGGATGACGTTGCTTATATGAGAGATAAAATGTTAGCAGCTCTTAAAGTGCCAAAGGATCGTCTTAATTATACTCAAGATATAAATGGTAAATCAACTTTAGCTGGTATTGGTATAAATTTTAGCAGAACTATAGAGACTATTCAAGATATTGTTCTTAGTGAGCTTCGTAAGATAGCACTTATCCATTTATATACTCAAGGCTTCGAAGAAGCGGATATGGATAATTTCGAGCTTTCTCTTACCATTCCATCTATTATATACAAACAGGAGAAGATCGCTCTTTTGAAAGAGCAAATAGATTTGGCAAGACAAGCCATGGAAGGAAGGGTTCTTTCTACAGATTGGATCATGTCAAATATATTTGGAATGTCCGAAGATCAAATACTTACAGAAAGAGAGCTTCTTGTAGAGGATCAAAAAAGAGCATTCAGATATGAACAAATTGCTACGGAAGGTAATGATCCTGTTGTTACAGGAGAATCCTATGGCACACCTCATGATATTGCAGCTCTATATGGACCAAGTTATACAAAAGGAGAAGTACCAGATGGTTATGATGAAGATAAACCAGGTAGACCTAAAGAAAAAGCTTCTACTATTGGAACAGATGATAGTCCTCATGGGAGAGATCCACTTGGAAAGAAAGATGCATTAGAACCATATCATCCCGGAAAACCCACTCAACAACAATCGGGTAATGGACCATTTAAACTTGAAGGAAAAAAACTTACTCGTTTAAGAGGAGCCAGGAAAGTGGTATTGTTCGAAGATTATAATAAAAAAGAAGAGGATGATTACGAAGGCGTTCTATCAGAATCTACTATAAAGGATATATCCTAATTCGATATTTATATAAAGAAATAACTTTTTCGATGAAATTAAAGCACTCAAAGTTAAAAAATACAGGAATAATATTCGAGCTTCTCGTAAGACAAGTTACGGCAGACACGCTTGAAAATAAAAATTCTAAAGCATTGGATATCATTAAAAAGAATTTCAATAATACTGAATTGGCCAAGGAATATAAAATTTATAAAACTCTTAGTAATACAAGAGGTTTAAGTGAAATAAAAGCCAATATACTTATCAATAGTGTGTTAGAATCTCAGAGAAAGTTAAATCAATCCAAATTAAA